AACGCAGCTCACACCAGAACGAGGTAAAGAAACACTTATGCTTCCAGATGGCTGGTTCCAGGTATTAGAACTTCTCCAGGAGCAGCACAATCCTCATTGCGTGAAGAAGGAGGCTAGTTGAGTTATTTCTTTGTAGGCGATCTAAACATATTAAAGGATAAAAGATTAACACCGATTGATCGATTAGTTTATTTTAGCTTGGTGTCGTTTATGAGTAGTAAGGATGGAAAGTGTTATCCTCGATATGCAACGATAAAGCGGGATCTGGGTATTTCTAAAGCATCTATCAATAGATCCATTAAACACCTTGCCAAACTAAAATTGATAACAGTAAAACGCTTATCTTCGACAAACCTTTACTTATTATCGCAGCAAGTAGAGCTGGAGAAAAACCGCATAAAACGGCTGAAGTCTCAATTTGATAGCACCGATGTATCACAGAGACATTTATTAATAAAACCATCCTTATATAACTATAATAGGAATGTTAATAAGTATCATAGAGGTAAATTTATCTCCCCCCCAGTCGCTAATCATTCTAAAACAACAATAGAATACAAAGGCGAGAAATACGAGTATTGCGCTGAATTTGGAAATTATATTGAATATAGGAATAAAAAAGGCGTTAAGATTGCTAAACATAAATGGAAAGATGAACCTATAAAAAAGTTTAGTGCCATCGAAAGGGTGGCATCTTGAAGTTAAGGTGTGTAAAGATAATGGATATACTGGATGAAGCTGGCTTGGCAGAACGCTTTATGCCTAAACCTAAAATACCAAAAGCAGCTTCGATGTTTGATATTCTGGAATTTACTTATGATCCAAAGGATCATGGCTACTATAATTCAAAAAAACTTAAATTAAGAGCAAACAACAAACAGATCAATTGCTGGGATTTAACAGTAACAGAGTTGTTACCCCTGGTTGAACTTGAAGATCGTAAGATACTCTGGGCCAGATCTAAAAGATATTCCTGGGTAGCTCTGGGTAAGATGTTTGGTTGTCATCGTGTAACAATTAAGAAGAAATATGTTGCAGCTGTGTTTACTCTTGAAAGCAAGTTAAATAAAACTCTTATAGACAAGATAGATAATATTTAGTAATTGAAAAGGTACAGTTGGATATAAAAGTATTCAGATATTATGGCTGGTCATCCACTTAAAAAAATACAATGCGAAAGTATCGCAAGAACATCTGGCAAGCAATGTAGAGCAAAAGGGTATTTAATGAAAAGTGGCCATTATCGTTGTCGCTTTCATGGTGGAGCTTCTACTGGTGCAACAACAATAGAAGGTAAGTTGATAGCTTACAAAAATTTAAAACAATTTAAGAATTTTACAAAAGAACAATTATTACAATGGATACAAAACAAACAAATGAAATCATCAAGCGTTTAGAGCTTGGCGAACCTTTATCCAAAATTACCAAAGATAAAAAACTTCCCGATGTCTCAACTGTCTATAAGCATTGTCGAGATAACAAGGATCTACACGATAAAATTATGCAAGCAAGGCAAACTGGCGTTTGGACATTGCTTGATAAAATAGCTGAAGATATGGAAGTACCAAAGACACCACAAGAGACACATTTTTTAAGAGAGAAATATTCACACATTAGATGGTTGGCGAGTAAACTTGCTGCTAAAACTTTTGGCGATAAAATTCAACAAGACGTTAAACAAGACACGACAATAACTGTGAGTTGGGGAAATCCAAATGATATGGTTGAAGCTAAAAAAATTGTTGAGGAAGTACAAACGACATCTGTACCGAGCTTACCTGGTTAACAAGTTGTAGGGTTTTTCCGTGTTTCTATACTGGCGGCCAGCATCCTCGGGTGCGCGTATGAGTTCGAACAAAACAAGAACATTGGCTGGTAACTCCCTGGTTACTCTCTGGTTTAGTATAGAATTGTTGATTAACGCTAATAGTTGGTAAGATATAGATCTACGACCCATGTTTACTGCATATAAAACAAGAACAATGCAAGAACATTTGATGGGGTATCCCCGCAAATGAGCCGCATATTTTTAAGTATATGTAACATGGGAGTTCAGCACACAGACACAGACAGACAGACATTATGGTTAAAAAAATACATCAAAATAAAACTGGCGGATTAAGCGAAAGAGGCAGAAAGTTTTTTAACAACAGAGACGGATCTAACTTAAAAGCTCCAGTTAGCTCTGGTACTGGGGGGAGGCGTGTATCGTTTGCTGCCAGGTTCGCTGGAATGCGTGGCCCCATGAAAGATGATAAAGGCAACCCAACTAGAAAAGCTCTTGCTCTAAAAAAGTGGGGGTTTAGTTCAGTAGCCGCTGCCAAAAATTTTGCTAACAAAAATAAGAAAACTGCATAATGGATAATTTAAAAAATAAAATGATAACTGCAATGGTATTCCTGGCCGAAGATACAAACGGCATGGTTATCCATTTAAACGGATTTGATAATCCAAAGCACGCAAATACTTTTGTCAAAAAATTAATGAAGAATAGTGGGATCGAGTACAACTCAATATTAGATATGGTTGATCTACCCACATTACACTAGGAGGAAGAATGGAAAAAATAATAAAAAAATGGAATAGTTGGAGTAGAAATATAAAAGCAGCTATTGTTATTTCTGTTGTTATTATTTTAATTGCTATTATATTTTAATGCACATCCAGATACCTTATACACCTCGGCCATTACAAGCGAAGCTGCATGAGGATTTGGATAAACATCGGTTCGCAGTATTAAATTGCCATAGAAGGTTTGGCAAAACTATTTTGGTTATTCTACATTTGATTAGAAAAGCTCTAACCAATGATAAGAAGAACCCCAGGTATTATCTGATCGGGCCAACATTCGTTTCGATTAAAAGGGTTTGCTGGGATTATCTAAAGCAATACGCTGGTTGTATTCCTGGTACTACATTTAACGAAACAGAATTAAGATGCGATCTGCCAAATGGCGCAAGGATTACTCTGCTATCTAGCGAGGATCCAGATAAAATTAGAGGAATATATGCAGACGGAGTTTGCATAGATGAGTGTAGCCAAATGAACCCAATACTTTGGCACGAAATTATAAGACCCGCATTATCTGATAGAGAAGGCTTTTGTTATTTTATTTCAACACCAGCTGGAATGTCTAATATATTTTATGAGCTATACCAATATGCTTTGGGAGATCCAAAGTGGTTAGCTTACACAGCCAAGTCATCAGAGACAAAGCTGATAGCACAAGAAGAATTAGATGCTGCTAAAGCACAGATGGGGGAAAGTAAATTTCTCCAGGAGTTTGAATGCGATTGGATAGCAAATGTAACGGGAAGTATTTATGGAAAAATAATACAAAAAATAGAAGATAACAAACAGATAACCAGGATTGCATACGATCCAAGTTTATTAGTTAACACCGCCTGGGATCTAGGTTATGGAGATAATACGGCCATAGTTTTTTTTCAACAAGTTGGTAATCAAATAATGATTATTGATTATTATGAAAACAACAAAGAAGGCTTGCCGCATTATGTTCAATTTATAAAAGATAAAGATTATGTTTATGGCGAACACTATGCGCCACATGACATTGAAGTTACAGAATTTAGTAATGGTAAGACAAGACGAGAGATTGCTTATCAATTAGGAATAAGATTTAGGGTACTGCCAAAATTGCCATTAGAAGATGGCATACACAATTTAAAAATGGTGTTACCTAAATGTTGGTTTGATGCAGATGCTACCAAACCATTAATAGCTGCATTAAGACATCATCATCGAAAGTTTAACGACAAGATGAGAATTTTTAGTGCAAAACCCGTTAAGGATTTTAGCTCACACGCTTGCGATGCTGCAAGATACATGGCTATCTCTTTATCGGAATTACCAAGACAAAAAATGGCTGAACAAAAGACAGCCGAGAACGATTACGCAATACACCAGGAGAAATAAGTTATGAGTTTTTTAATGCCAAAAATGCCAGCGATGCCAGCAATACCCGCACCGCAACCATTACCAGAACCACCAAAATACGATGATGCGGATAGAGCTGCGGAGACAGCAGCAAAGCAAGCAAAATTAAGAGCTGGTAGAGTAGGTAGATCTGCAACAATTTTAACGTCTGCTTCTGGATTAGAAGATGACGAAACGTCAACAAAGAAAACTTTATTAGGAGGATAGTATGGGAGGAGTAGCAAGAAGAATAATAGCACCAAAACCACCCGCACCCGCACCAGCTCCAGTATATGCAGCACCCACAAAAGCTGAAGTATCACAAGCAACATCCACGGCAGCTACATCTACAATGGGATTGGCAAGGGGTAAAGGCAGATCATCAACAATATTAACTGGCGCAAAAGGTTTAGGCGATAACGCATTAACAACATCTAAAAGAACTTTACTCGGAGGGTAAATGGCACAAGATCCAAAAGCAAAAATGGTTATAGAGAGATATAAAACTCTCAAAGCACAAAGAGTTACCTGGGAAGATCATTGGCAAGAGATTGCAGATTATTTTTTACCGAGAAAAGCAAACATCACAGAGAAGCACACAGCTGGCGATAAACGCCACGATCAAATTTTTGATGGAACTGCCACACACGCATTAGAATTGTTGTCTGCGTCTCTTAATGGGATGCTAACCAATACTATTTCGCCATGGTTTGTTTTAAAATTTAGAAACCAAATGGCAGCTGACAATGATGCTGCTAACGAATGGTTAGAGAGTTGCGCTAAAATTATGCAACAAGTCTTTTCAAGATCAAAC